AATCACTTGCCATATACCTTTTTATGTAGTTTGAATATTCAATTGGGTAGTATCACTATCCACCTTACTATTTTCAGCTTCTATTTCTTTTTGTCTATTTTGCATTTGTTCATGCAAAATTCTTTCGTATTCATCAGGCGCACTTACCGTACATCTTTCAGTTGCAGTAAGAGTTGAAATTACATTGGTTTGTTTTAGTTGTAAAATCATTTGGTTATATTGCGTTTCACTTTCAGGCATCCAAACTTTAAAACAACCTTTTATTCTTAAACTTGTATATTTGTCAATACGACCCTCTTCACGACCTAACGCTTGGCAAAATAAATCTACAAACTTATCACACCACTCCTGCCAATCATTTGCAGTTTGCAAAGCAAGTTCATAATCCATTGACATCGTTACTTTTACCGCAGTACCGCTTATATCATTTCCTGCTTTAATGTATTTAGGTAAAATCATTGTAGTACTTGAAGCGGTTTGAATTTCGTCATCAAGTTTCTCTAACATTTTATCAATACCAATAGCTTCGGGATAATTGATGTATTTTAAATCAGCTTTTTCATTTTCCGGATTAGTGTTTGTTACAACTGTAACACCGTCCCCTGCATTAATGCTCATATTATCAATAGAGCCATTAAAATACAACCAATTCCAACCAAAACGTTTCATTACAACGGCATTGATAGCCATAATAATTTCATACATTTCAATAGCGGACTGTGCAAATTCCCACGCTACATATCCACGTTTATAAATAAGTGGTATAGTATTAAATCCATGAACCTCACCGCTTCCAACTTGTGTAAATTCTAAATTTCCCACTGTATTTGTTTCAGTAATTATATCTTTTTTAAAAGTATAAACGTGAGTATCGGTGTATGTTTTAATGTAATATGCTTCTTTTGTTTCGTAGTATAATGAAACTGCAATAGTATCTCCAAAATCATCGTAATTTGGTATAATCACATACCCATCTGCAAAAGATAAGTTTTTAATCTTTGTCTTATTTGATTTTTTGTCATACACAAATAAAGTTCCACTATCTCCCGTTGACTTCTGAATGCTTACCGCTTTATCTCTATACTGCTTTAAGTTTCTATAACTCCACTCTTGTTTAAATTTAGAGAATAACATTTTTTCATTAATGCTTTTTTCATCTAAATTTGTATCTTTATTGCGACCAAAAATCTTATCAAATAAAGTCCTTTGTCTTGCATCGTCATTTGAACCTAACATAGTAAGTTCTAAATCATTGGCACATAAATGAAGCACTTGTTTAGTGTGAATGTTTTTTTGTTTCGCACTCGCAACTACCACATCGACAATTTCTTCTTCCCTACCCTCTATCTTAAATCTAAAAGGTGGTATAGACTTATTAGAGTTTATACTATGTAACGAAGGATTATACTCTTGTAAAAAAGTTTCTTGACCTATAACGTTACCTTTTAATTCAGGCAAAGAAACGGTTACTACATCAGTTAAACCAGCCTCCGTATCAGTTTTGGTGTTTTTATATTCACCTCCTCTAATAAATGGTTTCTTTTTTAATAATTCATCAGGTTGCCCTAAGTAATAGTTTATATCTCTCATAACATAGTAAATTTGCTATTTAAAAAATCAGTCATTGGTATTGACGAAAATCCATTATTTTTAGGTTTTTCGTTCTCAACATCTAAAAAGTTTATTTCTCTTGTAGGGTTATAGTCCTCATATTTCATTTCACCACCAACATTTTTATTATCTCTTCTATACTTATCAGAGTAACGAATGTTTTTATAACTTGAAGTGTTGGTTTGTTGGTCTATTCCAATAGATGAAAGTAATCTATATACATCATAAATCTTTGTACCAACGTGAATAACAAAGTTATCAAGCAAGTCTGGACTTTTACCGCTCAACCCATGACCCATATCATTCTTTCCAGTAACTTTAATACGGTCATATTCACCCAAAGTAAACCTAAACATTTTAGCTTCTTCACTTAATTCCTCTAAGTAAGTAAGGTTTCTATTTTTAGTTTTTTGGTGTTTATATTCAGCACTTAAATATTTTGCTTCAATAGTAAAAATACCACTTTTAAGTAATTGAACCATACGATATGATGCTTCGTCTTTCATTCTAACAAAAGACTTTGCACCTAAGTTACTACATTTACCAGTCCCCCAAAAGAATCTTGCTCCTGCAAACGGTCTCTTTAGGTGTTCATATTTTTGAATATCTAAACTAAGTTGGTGATTTCTTGCACCATGCTTATTCATAAAGCGTCTAATCGGTTGCTCTAAGTCAGCAGCTTCAATACGTTGTATAATTTCAATATCAAATAAATGATAATCATCCCACGCACATAAAACCATATTGTCTACACCCGTACTTGCAGGATCGCAAGTAATACGAATATTCCCACTCCATTTATGGTTAGAAACAAAAAGTTTTTCTATATCGGCACGTTTAATTGTAATCTCTTCACCGTCTTCATTTTTTGAATCTTGTGTACTCACATTCCAATTATTCATAGCCATTGAACCACTTGCAACGGAACTTATCAATTTTGCAGCGTAACTCGCATCTAACGAATCATTATCAAACATAGAGAATGAATAAAAAACCATACTAAGTATTAAATCTTTATATGACATTTTAATATTCTTGTTCTTTTTTAATAAAACGTTTATCTGATCTTGGCATCTTTCATAAACTTCTTCTTTAGTTTTACCAAACACCCACCCGTCCATTTTCCCCGTTGTATTATACATATATACAACAGCACCGTTCATTGAATCTATAACGTTTCCTTCACTATCTATATAACCTGCTCCAACAATTCCATTCCAATTAGTACCTAAAAAAGTACGTGCAAAACATTCTCTTTCAGGGTTTTGAAGCATTACTAATTGTTGTTTTTTCCCTTTCTCACCTCTATTTCTTGTAAGTATATAAAAAGGTGTTTCGTAATTAAACGCATCGACCTCGTCAATGAAAATTCTATTTGCTTGAACCCCTTTCCATTGGTCTTTTAACTTCTGTGGACTTTCATCAGCTACTTGCATAAATTTTAATGAAGCACCATTTTTGAAGTATGCACCCATTTTTGTAGGGGTTTGAACAATCGTTCCAATAGGCATTTTAGGCGGTCTTTTACCTTCTTTGATAAGTGGATAAACTTCTTCTAATGTATCAGCAATACCACCAGTTGCAAAGAATTGGCTAACATTTTTACGAACATAAACGGCTTTAAATTTTGGATCTTCTAAAATATCCATACTATTATATGCACAAGCAATATATGTTTTTCCCGAACCACCTGCTCCTGTCAACCAAACAATATCACAATTAGAGCGCAAGGCATCCAACTGAATAAGTGAGTTTGGTTTGATTATTTTCATATTTTATATAAAACTTGGATTATAAAAAAAACACATTATAATATAGACGTACAAAAATAAGATAATACATTAATTTATGATAAACATAAAACATATATTTTTAAATGGCTCGTAAATTTATACATTCTTAATAAATGTTAAATTATAGAATATTGTTATTTTTGTCGTATTCAAAAAATTTAAAAAAGATTTTCAATTATGAGTACAATTACACTTGAACAAATCAAGGCAAAACTTACTGAAAGCAGGGATAAAACTGCGAAGCAAGTTACAGACACGTGGATTAACAAAACAGCGGACAGACTATTTTCAAAAGTAAATGATGAAACGGTCTTAGACGAATTACTTAGTGATTCTGTTTATTTTCTTGAATCCACACAACTAACAATTAATAGCGTTCTTGCATCAGAAGCTAAAAAGATTGAAGAGAAGTATAAAGATTATACTCCTCCTAAAAAAAATGAAACTCAAACCGTTACTGAACCACATAAATTTGAACTCCCAGATGAATACAAAAGTTTACTCGATTCTTTAAAGCAAGAACAAAATGCTAAAGCGATTCAGCAACGTAAAGACAAAATCTTTGAAGTTGCAAAATCTAAAGTTAGCGAAAACCAACGCAACGCATTCAAACGTATTATTGAATTAGAAAACTTCAATGATTCCGATTCCGATGATGTTATTATTGAAAGAGTTATGACCTCTTTTACAGCACTCTCAAAAGACTTTATTGGTGAAGAAGGTTCGCCAGCAAAGCCAACGGGAACTCCAAAAACAGCAGAAGAAATTGGAAAAACATACAAAGAAATGGCAGAGCGAAATCACATTATATAAAAACAAACTTTTTTAACAATCTTGTTATTAACTAAAATTTAGAAACAATGTCAAACATTATTAACTACAGACGAACATCAAGTTTTGGCGGTTATCGTGAAGTATTCAATACTGACACAGGAACTCGCTATCAAGGTGTTCGCAACGGTGCAAAGATTAGCACTACCCATTGCCCTGCTTTAAATGAATTCATCAATGCAGGTGACTTTGGTTATTTTAATGAATCTACAGGTGTTGTATCTTGGCTTAAAGTGTTTACGCTCGCTGCCGAAGTTACTCCTACATCTACAATCGTAAAAATTTATCAAAGACCCTACGACCCTGTATTAAACGTTGGTGATGTAATTATGGTTGCTCCTGCAACTTCCACAACTACAGGTGTTGCAATTACAGTAACAACTTTAACAGCAGCAACCGTTGGCGGAGTACCTGTTGTAACTTTTGCTATCACAGCAGAAGATTTAAGTGCAACAGTAACTTATGCAGCAGGAACTTTATTCGTAATTGGTGCAGAAGCAGGTTCAGGTAAACTTGCAGCTATTCCTAACATTAATGTAATCTTTGCTGAAAACGTTGAAATTACAAAACCTCTCAAATCTACTGACTATGCTTTAGGTTACGCTGATATTACTACTAATCTTTATTATCATGCTACTATTGATAAAAGTTGTGTTGCAATTCCTACTTATGTTGGGTTATTGAATAAAATGAGTAATTCATCTCTTTGGTTTGAACTTTAATCTTAAAACTTAACACAAAATGGCAACAACACAAAATAACATTTCGATAAAATCTTTAGAAGATTTTTTCAAAAACAATGGCGTAGCAACACAAAGTTTAATCAACACAGCGTTTGATCCAATTTTCAACTCTCTTTGGTGGAAAACTAAATTTATGAAAGCAAATATGCCTACTCCTGTAAATGGAGAAGGTGCAGCTTTATTCCAAATGTCCTCTTTAACTACTACTCCTGACACAATGCTTAACCCTCGTTCTTCTTGGACTGAAATGGACGAATTAAGCAAAGATGGTTTCAATACTTACACAGGTTCTATTCACCAATACGGTAGAAAAATTAAATGGACTCCACAACAATTAGCAGAGTTTGATAAAATTTCAAGAGCAGCAGGCGGGAACGAGACTGTAGTAACTGCTTATATGAAAAAGA